GTTGATTTGGAGTTTGCTTCTGACGTTTCAGCTCCTTCTACTAATCGTCACCGTCGTTATGATGCAGGTACAACAAGTATTGCCGCAGGTGATACTACTGCTACTGACGCTGCGGACACGATTAATTACAGAGCGATTGTTGAGTTGAAAGCCTACGCCAAGGATAACTACATCCGAGGAATCCGTAGTGCTGGAAACGAAGAAGTTTTCCACATGTTTGTAACTCCACAGCAAATGGCTGATCTCAAGCTAGATAGTGATTTCCTAGCTAACGTGAGAAACGCAGGTGTTCGTGGGCCTAGCAACCAGTTGTTCTCAGGTTCAAGTTCACTAATGGTTGATGGTGTGATGGTTCATGAGTTCCGTCACGTTTTCAACACTGCTGGTGCAACTTCTGGAACTAGCACAAACGCTGGTTCTGCGGGTTACAAGTGGGGTGCAAATGCTGACCAAGACGGTGCGAGAGCATTGTTCTGCGGAGCGCAAGCTCTAGCAATGGCAGACATAGGCAACCCAGAAGTAGTTGAAGACACTTTCGATTATGGAAACCAGGCTGGTATCTCCATAGGAAAGATCTTCGGTCTACGCAAGCCTGTCTACAACAGTGACTATAACGGTTCTGATGAAGACTTCGGCGTAATTTGCTTAGACACTGCTGTCTAATTAGGCGGTTGACCCCTCTTTTCCTCTTTCTAACTCCTTGGGAGGAAAGAGGGGTTTTTTTACAACTGATACTTGCTTTTGGAGGTTCCCATGTGGACTAAACCTACATTCGAAAATGTAAGGCTCGGTTTTGAAATAACTATGTATTTCAGTAATCGATAGATGCAGTTGAGGGTTTCAAGACATGTTGGAAATCACATTAGCTGCCCAAGGTGCTTTTAAAGCATTTGAACTCCTGAAGAAAGGAGTGGCTGCGGGTAAAGAGATTGAAGACATGTCTGGAACTGTTAAGCAGTTCTTTGCTGCCAAGCATCGTGTAGAAACAGAAGTTAAAGCAGCGGAAAAAAGAAATACAAAGAAAGACATGCTAGTTGGCTCTGCTTTAGAAGAAGCAATTGATTATGTAGAGGAACAACAACGCATTATCAAGATGGAAGAGAAAATTAAATGGATGTACATAAACGCAGGTAAATCAGCGGTCTGGAGCCGCATAAAGACGGAACAGGCGAGAATTCAAAGACGACGCGATCTTGAAGCCAGTAAGTCAAAAGCTAAAGCAAGTGAAGATGAGGCTTTAATACGTGATCTAAGTTTAATAGCGGGGGTATTAGTCGCTGGCGCAGCAATAACGGGATTAATTCTTTATTTATTATTGGGAAGCTAACTTATGAAAATAATTTCAGAAAAGCCACTAACTATAAGCACTCTTTGGGGTACATCTATACGTTTAGAGGCGGGTAAAGAGAGGGAAGTTGGAGATGAGATTGGAATACTCGCACTACAACAAGGTGCTAAAGAAGTTGTTGGAACTAATCAAAAGACTGAATCGCCAGAAATGGTTAGGGCGAGGAATGATAAAGGACACTATATTCCTGATGACCCTACCACACCAGACATTAACGAAGCGTGGGTAGAAAAGAAAGTAGATGATGACTTACTGCAAGTTATGAAAAACATTATCGCTGACGGCGACCCTCGAAATTTTAAAAAGGATGGCTCCCCAAAAGCTGCGGTTATTAATAGAGCTTTGGGTAGAACCGTTGGCACGGACGCAAGAGTCGAAGCATACGAAGCCGCTTTAAATGATCAATAGGTGATCCTATGACAGTTACTGTACAAAGCGTGTTAGACAAAGTGCAGATTGTGTTGCAAGACACAAGTGGGATTCGATGGACGAGTTCTGAACTTGTTGGTTGGGTTAACGATGCTCAACGTGAAATTGCTTTACTAAAACCTGATGCTAGTGCAACTAACGCTACAGTAACTTTAGTAGATGGTACGAAACAGACTATACCCGCTGGAGGGAACCGTCTACTAAGTGTCATCCGCAATATGTCTGCGGCAAGTGCAGGTAATGGTGGTAGAGCTATTCGAATTGTAGATAAAGAAGTTTTAGATGCTCAAACTCCTTCATGGCATGACCCCGCTGCTACTGGGGCTGCTGCACACGGCACATTAGTCAAACACTATATGTATGAGGAAAGTGATCCTCGTACTTTCTACGTTTATCCGGGGGTGTCAGGGAATGCCTATATTGAAATTGTCTATAGTGCAAACCCTGCAACCGTTACTGCAAGCGATGACATAAGCCTACCTGATATTTACGCAACAGCTATTATGAATTATGTAATTTATATGGCGTACATGAAGGAAGCGGAGTTTGCCGCAAACCAGCAACGGGCCTCTGGACACTATCAATTGTTCTTAACCTCGGTCACAGGTAAAGGCCAGATCGACATAATAACTTCACCAAACTCTGACACGCGAGATCCAACGCTCAATCCAATGGTAGGTAATTAATATGGCTAACGTAAATTACGACACATTGTTACCTGATCTTATACCGATGGTGGCGGGTTGTTCGGACACGATGATAGAAAACGCAGTGAGATCCACAGTGATTGATCTATGCGAAACGACCTCGATCTTTCAACAGCAACTCGATCCGATCACTACTGTGGCTAACATATTTGAGTATGACTTTGAGCCACCATCGCAAACTGTAGTCCATCAGATTGCTTGGTTAAGTTATGACGGAAAAAGTTTAGAGCCAATCTCTAGTAGCTTGCTTGAACAGCGTGAACCTAAGTGGAGAGATGAAGATCAATCTGGAACACCGCTTTATTTTATCAAACAAACTCAGACTACTTTTTGGCTTGCCCCTGTACCTAGTGTTTCCAAAGTATCAGGCGTACTGCTCCGAGCTATTTTAAAACCAACCCATAGCAGTCGAGCAGCAAGCGCAGAGGTAATGAATGATTATCGAGACACTATTGTAAACGGAAGTTTGTATCGCCTTCTAAGAATCCCTTCACAACCGTGGACAGACATGCAAGGTGCGATGGTGTATCTCAATTTGTATAACGAAGGTATTGAAACCGCAAAACAAAGAGCCAGGAATGCAGATGGCCCAATAGCTAGGAAAGTTAATTATGGCGGCATCCATAGTCCAATTAGAAAACAAAGAAAAAACTGGGATCAAGCCTACTGAGCCAGTAATCGGAGACATTCGGAAAGAATGGGATTGGGTTCAGCAAGGCGTTAAACAAATTATAGCAGGGGATCGTTACTTAAAGTTTCGCCCCGAAGACGTTTACAGTTTGTGTGTAAACGACCAAGCGATTTTATGGATTTCAGATGGGAACTTTGCGATTACTACTACAGAAATCGACGAGTTCACAGGAGATAAAGTTTTACTACTTTGGTTAGCGTGGACAAAACATAGAGGTAGAAAAGTAGGTGGTATTCATACTGACTTCTTTATGAAAGTAGCTAAAGAAAACGGCTATAAGAAATTGCAAGTCAGATCAAAAGTTAAGCGTCTTGCCCCGTACTTGTTTTCACAGGGCTTTAGATTAGAAACAGTTGTTTATACAAGGCAGGTAGCTGATGAGTGGAAAACCTAGCAGAAGTGACTATAAGCCTTCAGAAGCAGAGAAAACTAATGCCTCTGTTGCGTTAGCGAATTACAGAGCATTTAAGACTCGTTACGATCCATTGCTGCAAAAGATGCGTGACGAATCTCAGTCTGATGCAGCTACGAGAACTTTACGAAATAGGGCTAATGCAGAAACGATGCAAGCTCTGACTTCCCAACCTACTTTACGTGGGGCTACTGACGTTGGAGCAGCAGGGGCTTTAACCCAAGGGATGCAGTCTCAACTCGGTCAGGCTACTGCCAGAGGAAAACAAATACAAAATCAGATGCAAACCAATGTACTTGGTACGGCTAGAGGCCAAGCAGCAGATGCCCAATCGGGTTTAGCCCAAGCAGCACGAATGGGACGCAGCGATGTACTTGAGAAAGCGGCTAACCGACAGGCTGTTGCAAGAGCTAAATATCAGGCAGGTGAACAGCTTGCAGGTACGTTTCTCGGTCAGGGGCTATCAAATTTAGGAACTTCGGGCCAAGACCCTTATACCAAAACTAAAGTACAAGGCAGCTTTTTTACTCCGGTTAATGCACAAGGCCAACGGATGACGAGTCCAAGACAACGGGCTAAACAAGCGTTTGGGTTTGGGGGGTATTGATTATGGCTTATATTGCTGAAGGCGTAGGGCCAAAAGCCGTGACTTCTCTGGATCAACTTCCAAAAGTGGATGATCCCGAAAAGACGTATTCCGATATTACTCGTAATGAATACCTCGACTTTTTGAAAAACTACGACCAGTTTGAGCAAGACATGGTTAACCGTTCTCAATCGGATACTAGCCTTATTGATCAAGCGAAAGTTGACGCAGAGATGTCTCCTCGGATTGCCGAAGGGATTGCTGCTCGTAATGCTCAACGTTATGGCGTAGGACTTACTGCTGCTCAAAGAGAAGCGCAACGTCGCAATATTCAACTGGGCGGTACTCTGGCAGGGATTCAAGGTGTAGCTGATGCGCGACTTGCTCAACGTGAGGCTAATCAAACGTTGTTGTCTGACCTGATTAATATTGGTCAGGGTGTTAATCGGGCTTCTCAATCTCAAATGGGTTCTGCGGCACAAGACGCAAATATGCGGAAGACAGCTTATAACCGCGCTAAAGCCCAGAGCAAAATGGATACCTACAGCACGATTGGTAATTTAGGCTCACTAGCTATCCTAAGTATGGTTTTATAGGAGATCGATCATGGCAGCAGGTGATAGTTTACTAGCTGGATTTAATGCCGCGCAGCTTGCAAGTGCTCGTCGTGAGGCGAATCGAATTAGTGCGGAAAGATTAAAAGTCTATCAGGATGCAGATCGACGCAATCAGGAACTTCATGACATTGCTATCTCGACTGATCGCGCTAAGAAGAATTTTGATAGGTTTCAACAAGATGGTTATACGCTAGGCCGCGATGCAACAGGTCGTGTCATAGTAGAAGGTGGCCTTGATTTCAATGACGAGAAAACTCGATTAGACGCAGGGCGTTTTGCAAATAATGCGGCTGATACAGATTTTGATTTAGGTACTTATATAAAAAATCCAGACGGGACATTTACTCCAATGATTCGTCCTAAAGGTTCTGCTG